CATCGAAAACCACACCAGCGCCCAGACCGTGCGCCTGCGCTCGGCCAATCGCGGCAATGCCAACTACGTGTGGTATGTCCACACGGCGGGCTACGCCTACAGCTCCAACGCCACGACCGCGTCTCGCCCGGCCCCGGCTTGCGTCATCTGCTAATCCGCCATCCCGGCCCGCAAGGGCCGGGAAATACTTTGCACAGGAGTTATTATGGCCGTACCTGAACCGATCAGAAACCAGGGCCAGTTGACCGTGAATACAAAGGCCCAGGAGCTATGCGCCTATACGCTGAAAATCACAGCCAACGAGAAGCATTTCCCGAAAACGCAGGATGAATTTATACAGCGTATCCGGGGCGCGGCGGTGGACATCCATTGTCTGTGCTGGGAGGCCAACAATATCAAAGTGTGCAATAGCCCGGAACGGTACAAAACCAGGCTTGCGCTGCAAGCGCAGGCCGCCGATAAGTGCAATCGCCTTTGCGCATTGATAGAGGTTGCAAAGCCTTTGTTTCACCTGTCCAGCAAGCGGACGGTTTACTGGCTACACCGCACAATTGAAGTGCGCAACCTCATCCGCGCATGGCATGAAGCAGACACCAAGCGGCTCCGGCCGCATGATGTGGGGATGTAGGCTATACCAGAACGTGCGCCTGCGCTCGGCCAATCGCGGCAATGCCAACAACGTGTGGAATGTCAACACGGCGGGCAACGCCAACAACAACAACGCCACGAACGCGAATCGCCCGGCCCCGGATTGCGAAATGCCAGGGCGGCCTGGAGCCTTATCATAGATAGGGTGCTGCCCAGACTTGACGCAAGGAGCCGAAATCCCCGCCCGGCGCTTTAGACCGGGCAAAACAATGCGACTATGACGCCCAAGACGCCCAAGCGCCTGCTGGACTATCAGCATAGGAGACACCCCATGGACACAAAACAGGACGAGGAGGCCGTTATCGGCTTTGACGCTTTATACAATTCCGCCTGGAAATGCAAAAAGGGCGTAGGATGGAAGGACAGCGTGGCGGCGTACAGCCTGCGCCGCGCGGAAAGGACGGCCAACCTTTGCCGGGAATTGCACGACGGAACATACAAGGCGGCACCGCCGAAACACTTCCGCATTACACACCCCAAACCCCGCAACATTGCCTCTATTGCCTTTCGTGATCGCGTGTATCAGCGCAGTTTGAATGATAACGTTGTATATCCCGTTATGACCCATAGCTTTATCCTGGACAACTACGCCTGTCAGCAGGGAAAGGGGACGGATGGAGCCCGCGACCGGCTAAAGGACTTCTTGCGGGAGCATTACCGCCGCCATGGCACGGACGGCTTTGTGGCCCAATTTGATATTCATGGTTATTATCCAAACATGCGGCATGATGTGGCGGAGGCGGCCTTTGGACGCAAGCTGGAGCCCTGGGCTTTTGAACGGGTAAAGCGTATCTTGCGGGAACAATACAGCGGCGTGCGCGGCTATGATCCGGGCAGCCAGTTGGTGCAGATTGCCGGTATATCGGTGCTTGATCCCCTTGACCACTTTATCAAGGAACAGCTTCACGCCCATCTGTATATCCGTTATATGGACGATTTTATGATTATCAGCCCGGACATGGAATACTTGGAGCGCTGCCGGGCGGAAATCAAAAAGCGGCTGGAAAGCATGGGCTTTGAATTGAACCCGGCAAAGACCAGGATATACAATCTGCGGGACGGTATCATGTTCCTGGGCTTTCGCTTTACGTTGACCGCCACCGGCAAGGTGCTTTTGCAGCTTGACCCGCGCAACGTCAAGGCGGAACGCAAAAAGCTGGTGCGCCTGGTGCACAAGTGCCAGCGCGGCGGCCTTGCCAGGGAGAAGGTGGACGAATCATACAGGGCATGGCGTAACCATGCCGAAAAGGGCAACAGCTATCATTTGTTGCGTCGTATGGATAAGTTTTACACCGATTTATGGAAGGGAGGGACAGAAAATGCTGCGGATCAACAAAATCAAAATGACGCTAAATGAACGCGCCGCCCAGGAACGGGCGGCGGCGCAGGCGGCGAAAAACGCGGCCGATATTGACTACTTGGCAATGATGACGGATGTTGAACTGCCGGAGGAGGATATGGACGATGCACAGCAAGAAGTTTGAAAAAGTAAAAAATTACTATATCAGCGGCTTTTGGACGGCCAGCATGGTGCGCAACGCCGTTATTAAAGGCTGGATCACCCAGGAGGAGGCCGATGAAATCATCGGCGCGGGCTTATGAGCAACCTGGAAATTATCCAAAAGCTGTGCGGCCTGCTGGACGACGCCCAGGGCATTATCGCGGCCCAGGCCGAGCTGCTGGCCTTGCATGGCATAGCGACGGACGACGGCCAACTGGAGCGGGAACGCGCCGAGCTGCTGGCAGAAATTGAAGGCAGCGTATGAACACGGCGGACTTTGTGGCCCTGGTGGAGCGCAACGCCGCCCGCGTCACCGTCTACAAAGACGGCGGCGACGGCAGCGGCGGGAAATGCGATTGCATCGGCCTGATCATCGGCGCGGTGCGCCTGGGCGGGCTGAAATGGCCCGGCACCCATGGCAGCAACTACGCGGCCCGCTATCAAACCACCGGCCTGGCGGCGGATCAGCCCTTGCGCCTGGGCGACCTGGTATATAAGGCCAGGGAGCCGGGCGCGTCCGGCTACAAGCTGCCCGACACCTACAAAAACCACGCCGACCGGCGGGACTATTACCATGTGGGCGTCGTGACGTACGCCAGCCCCTTGCGGATCACCCATTGCACCAGCGTCCCCGGCGGCATCAAAGTGGACACCGCGCGGGGGAAATGGAAATATAGCGGCCGGTTGCGGCTGCTGGATCAGGAGGCACCCGTGGCAAACAAACAAATGACCGTATATGCCGCCAACGGCAAGCCCGTGAACGTGCGGCAAGGCCCCGGCGAAAACTACGGGATCATTACCACCGTAAAGGTGGGCACCACCGTGGCGGTGTGGACGCAGGCCGACGGCTGGGCGTACATCCAATGGAGCGGCCGCCAGGGCTACATTATGGACAAGTTTTTGCAGGAACCCGCCCAGGACGGCCAGGAAGCGCCCCAGGGCGGCGTTTTATATCAGGCCGTCCAGTTGGCAAGGGCCAAGCTGGACACGGCCCAGGAGGCCGTCAACGCGGCCCAGCAGGCCATTGACGCGGCGCGGGCGCTATTGTCCGACGCCGGATAACAGGGGAGGGGAAACTATGTGGGATAAAATCGTCAAGTATCTATCCGCCGCCGGTGGCGCGGCGCTTTCCTTTTTCAGCGGCCTGCCGCCCCTTATTTGGGTGCTGCTGGCTACCATGTCGCTGGATTACTTCACGGGCCTGATGTGCGCGGCGCGGGGCGTATCCAACAAGAGCGAAACCGGCCACCTGTCCAGCAAGGCAGCCCGCGACGGCCTGCTCAAAAAGTGCATGATCTTTGTGGTGGTGCTGCTGGCCGCCCTGCTTGACTATGCCGTAACCATCGGCGCGGGCGTGGAATTTTCCGCCGTCACCGGGGCGTGCTGCCTTTGGTTTATCGCGTCCGAGGGTATCAGCATCGTGGAAAACGCGGCGGGCCTGGGCGTCCCCATCCCGGCCGTACTGCGCCGCGCGCTGGAGATCATGCAGGACAAAGGCCAGGGCAAAGCCCCGGCAGACAACGAGCAAGAATAACAAAAAGGCCGCCGCCTGGCGGCCTTTTTTCATTGCCGTTTTCATTGCCAATTTAGATGTATTTACATGTACTTAGATGTACTACCGCCCATTTTGTCAACCCCGGCAAAATGGGCGAATTTCCGTTGATTTTCAAAGAAAAACCGCCCCGTTTGGGGCGGCCCTTATGGTGGAGGTGAGGAGAATCGAACACCACACTCACGGCTTAACAAGCCGGAAAACCTTGTGCTTTTTGGTGGCCGTTGCCTTTCCGTTGCCATTTTGCGGTTTTAGCTGGGCGGAAAAATAGGCGTCTATCACCGCGTCGGCGGCCTTGCGCTCCGGGGCAAAGGTGTGGGTGTAAACCCGATCCATAACATAGTTTGTTTTCCAGCCGCCGCGCTCCCGCGCTATTTCCTTTTGTACGCCCAGCATTGCCATGGCGCTGGCGTTAAGGTGGCGGAGCTGGTGAAAGGTCATGGGCGGCAGCCCGGCGGCGGCAATGGCTTTTTTGAAGCGGCCATAGATCTGTTTGCCGGTCAGCGGCACCAGCACGTCGCCGGGAACCTGGTCAATCAGCTTTTGAATATAGGGCGGTATATCCAGGGCGCGGCTGCGCTCCTCTTCCTTGCCGCCCTCCTTGCGCACGTCCTGGCGCTTGACGCGCACCAGCGTTTCCACCACATACAACTGGCCGTTGTATATGGACTTGGATTTGGTGAGGCCGCGGATCTCCGACAGGGACAGGGACAGCCAGGCGGCCAGCAGGCAGGCCAGCTCTATGTCCGTCCCCTGGATGGCGTGCAGCACGTCCGGGGGCGGGGGGATGCGCACCATTTTGCGCTTTTTCTCCGGCGTCTTTATTTTGCCGTTGTCTATGTCCACGCCCTTGGCCCGCATGACCGTTTTGATAAAGGCCACGCGGTCGTTGATGGTGGCGGCGCTGAGGTGGCCGCCCCGGCGGCTGGGCCGGTTGCACTCCAGGCTGATGGCCTTTTGCAGCACGCCCTCGTTTATGTCCTTCAGGCGCTTGTCCATGATGCTGGCAAAATATTGATCCCGGTTTTTTTCGTAGCTTTCTATGGTGGACGCGGCGCACACGCCCCGGCGCATGTCTATGTAGTCATTGCAGGCCTCCCGCAAAGTCATGTTTGCGGGGGCTTTTTTTGTTTCCAGGACGCCGGTTTTGTAGGCCAGGGCGCGGGCCTGGCATTTTTCCTTTGACGGCTCCGTGATGCCTATATCCTTGCCGTCTATGCGCACACGACAGAACCAGTTACCGCTGGGCAACTGGCGAATGGCGGGCAATTTCAATGAGTCACCACCTTATTTGAACGTAAAGGACGGCGTAACGCCGCCAGGGGTGAAGGTGGCCGGGGCGTCGGTGACGATGATATATTCCCCATCGTAGACGGTGAAGGTGTATTCTATGCGGTCGCCCGCGTCGTAGGAACGGGAATTAGGATTATAGACGCGCTCAAAATCGCTGCGGCTTGAAAACGCTATGCCCTGGCCGTTTTCCGCCAGCTTGTCGCCCCAATCCACCCGGCTGCTGCTTCCTTCCTTGCACCGCACCGTCCAGGTGCCCGCCGGGATCTGAGCGCCCACCTGATAGACGCCTTGGGGCACCGTGACCTCCTGCCAGGCGTCCCGCTGCATCATTTCCATTTGGGCACGGTCGCGCAGGGTGGCCAGCTCCTCGAAGGACAGGCCGGACAGGTCTATGCTTTCCGCCTGGGCGACCAGGCACAGCATGGCGGCGGTGATCATTAGAGCTATAATTATTCTTTTCATAGTGTCCTCCTTTAGCATGTCACACTTTCCATGCCGGAAATGTTGCCAGGCTTTTTATATATTCCAGATGCACAGACCGTGTAAACCGTCTGCAATACATATTCCTGGCCCTGCTCGTTAAGGCTTCTAAAATCATCCAATAAGCGGCGCTCTGATATGGTCAATTGAATATCCGGCGGCTGTTCGTCCATCAATTCGCCAACGGTGCAGTTTAATCCTGCCGCTATGGCGCGGATGGTGTTTTCCCTTGGATTGGCATTTTCTCCCAGCGCGGTGCTGATGCCCGACGACGACATGCCTATTTTACGCGCCAGCTCGTTCTGCTTGATGCCCTTCCTTTTCATCGTGCGTTTTACGTTTTCACCAAATGTCAATACTTCCACCTTCCATAAAATAAATACTTTTATATTCTTATTCGCTCGCTATATAAAAATTCCTATTGACAAACGCTCGTTATAGTGATATTTTATATTCGATATAGCGAGCGACGGAAGAAAGGAGGACATATGAAATTCAGAATCAAGGAAATCCGCGAAGCGCAGAAACTAAGCCAGGCAGAGCTGGCGCGACTGAGCAAGATACCACAGCCCCAAATTTCCATGATCGAAAATGGCAAGGTGCCTAATCCGCAAATTGATACCCTGTATCAACTGGCGGAAACGCTGCATTGTACCGTTGACGGACTGATTGTGCGCTCGTCGGCTTAACTGGAAGGAAGGGAGAAAACACATGCAAGGAACAAATGCCTATAATCGGCATACCCCGCGACCTACGCCCTGGGGGACGCGGCGCGGATCAGCGCCCGCAAGTCCTGCCAGCAGCGGATGCAGTCCGCGCAGCCGGGGGACTTATCCCCGCAGCCATAGCGCAGGCCGAAACGGATAGAGCCATCCATGCGGCGCTGGGCCAGATAATAGAAGCGCTTGGGGCTGCCGTCCCGACGGCACAGGACGGTGGCGGTGTGGAGCTTTAGACCGGTCATTTGTATCACCTCAGCCCATGATACCATGTTTCACCGGCTTGGTGCCAAACAAATGTTGACAACGAGAAGCAAAGGGGAATGCTGTATGAAAAGAATAACCATTACCTATTACATGAGCAAGCCCGGCGAGGATGCCGAAAACTGCATCACCGTACCCGCGAGCGACGAAATGGCCGGGCTGCTGCATGATTACGACAACGGCATAGAGAACGACGAAACCATAGACGCATATGTGACCGTTGAGGCCTTTTGCCAAACCCTGGCGGAGCTGGCCGGATACGATAGCGCCGCATATGGCGGCAGCGAACTGGCCGCCCAGCAATACAACGAGGAGGGCGTATGAACTGCCCAAACTGCGGCGCGCCGGAGGATTTGACGGCCACCCGCTGCCCCTATTGCGGCACGCCATACCCACGCGAAAAGGATACAGACGAAGTTGTGCTTTATGCGGATGACAAGCCGGTGATCCGCATCCCGATAAAATCCGAGAGGTGAAAATATGTTCAAGCGCGTCACCGAAATTAAAACCCAGCCGGTGCTGATCCTGGCGTCAGACGCCTTTCTCAAGCCCGACACGATGGTAAAAATAGAGGAGGGTATCAACGCCCGACTGCAAGGGAATCCGAGCCCCAAGGCTGTGGTGCTGCCCGGCTGCGTGCATATGGACGGATGGCAATACGGCCGGGTGGAAACGGTGACGGAAACGACGGACGAAGAGCCGGGCGAATACATGACGGCGGACGTATTCACCCCGGACGGGAAAGGGGGCGCGGATGATGCCGAGGCTCAGGATGCCAGCGGAACAGCAGGCGATATTTGACGAACTGGCCGACTTTGCGGACGGGGCGCGGATGATCAACGCGCCGCAGCTGGCCCGGTTTTGGGGCCGGGACGTGCGCTGTGTGCGGGAGTGGCTTAACCGGCACCGGCTGGCCCGGTATCCCCTGGGCAATGGCTACGGGTACATGATCCGGGACGTGAGCCGGGCCATGTATATGGAGCAGCAGGCGGCGGAACCGCTGGAGCTGCTGCGCGGGTACGGCGCATAAAGCGCCGTACACATCGGGGTGCGCGGTACGGGCCGGGGGTCAATGCCCCGGCTGCCGGTTCAATTCCGGCCATGCCCCGGACTTCCTTTCAGCCATGAGACGGTCAAGCCCATGGCGCGCCCATCTCCCGGCGCGTCGGCCGCCCATGCTTTAGCGTTGCGGCCCACAGGGACGCATAACAATGGGCCCGTGAAAGGCAGCCGCCCCGAGAGGCGCGCGGTTCAAGTCCGCAAACGGGCTATCGTAATCGTTGGGGCAAGGTGGATATATGGCCCCGAAAGTGCCAAGGCGGCTGCCGCGCCAGTCCCCTGCGCCGAGAAAGGGCGCGGGGCTTAACGGCGGCGGCCGCTGAGGCCCCCATGCTGGGGTAGGAACAACGCGAGGCCTGCCTGTACGCGAGGACGCTTACGGCAGGACGGTGCGCGTGTAGGCCGATAGCGGGCGGCGGTGCGGGCGCGCACGGGCCGCCGTGCAATGCCGGTTCAACTCCGGCCCCCGGCACCACAGCCAGGCCGCGTCTCAGCAGCGCGGCCATGCTGGGCAAATTCCTCCAAAACGCTAAAGGCGGCCAAGCCCGTGCTGCGGGGCAGATCCGCAGCGGTCGCCTATCCCGTCACCCAACCGACCGACCAACAACGAAGGAGTGAAAAAAGATGGCGCAAAAAGTCAACGTAACGGTACAGGCGCAAAACGGGCGCTTGTATAACTTCTCGGATCAGGAGGTTATTGTGGTTTTGTCCCATGATGGGAAAAACTGTCATACCGCCGTAGTGGGCGAAGCAGGGGAAAAGGATTTTTTTGCCTTGTTTGCCAATCTGCTGTGCTGCGGCAATGATGATCTGGCCGACGTGATGCGCGGTGCCATGGCTGCGGCGGTTATCCGCGCGGAGAAGCTCGACGTATCCCCGACCATGCAGGAAAACATATTCCGGCGCATAGACGATTGAACCGGCCGACCAACGATAAGGAGTGAAAAAAGATGGCGCAAGAATTTGAAAAACTAACCGTGACGATCAGCGGCCCCAGCCTGGGGACAAAGACCCTGGAGGGACTGAAAAACGTGCTGATCCTGGCCTGTAACGAGGACATGGGCCAGGACAGGAACGGCGTCTATAAGGCGTTTGTGGGTGCCGTGAGCCAGCACGACAGAATCAGCATGATGGCCGCATTGCTGACCAACCCGGACAGGCTGAGCGAGGATTTTCGCAAAGCCGCGGCCATGGCTATGCTGATGCACAAAATGGACGTGGACGTGTTCAACGGCATGGAAGTGCAGGAAGATATAAGCATCCCCATGGACAAGCGGAAGGGGGGTATTCAATGACCCGGAACTTGAAAACGGCCCTGTGGGCGACTTCCTTCGGGAATTGATGAAGGGGCACGGAGGCCCAGGTGAAAAATGGAACAACCCCGAAAAATGATCCTTTCCCTGCCCATGCAGGACGGGGAAGAGCAGAACATATTCGGCGTGGACGGCTATATGCTGACTGCCATTTCCGATAAGGGGGTCAGCCTTGTGCTGGCCGGTCAGATCAGCCAGGACGTAATGGCCAAGATGCTGTTTTGTATGTTCTTTGCCGGTGAGAACAAATACCGGGCCGACATGCGCCGGGCATTGTGGCAGGCGCTTTGGTGCCGGATTACGCGGCGGTACGCCGTGGGCGGAACGGAAACATTAAAAGACGAATAACAAGGAGGAAACGACGATGTTTGAGATGGCGCAGCTCAACGACGGCACAATGCAGGTTTTGCAGGATTTTGATTTGCGGCCCGGCATGACCATGGACGAAATCCGGGCGGCCGTGCACGACCATGGAATCAGGCGGCACGGGCAGAGCAGCCCGGACGGCAAGATAGAATGCACCCGCGACCATTTGCAGATTGGAAAAAGCGTCTACACGCCGGGGCAGGTCAAGCAACTGCTGGACGCCCAGGCCGCCCGCGGGGCCGGGCGCACCCTGCCGGAAATAGAGGCCAGCCTGCGGCTGCATAAGGAAAACGTGGTGCGGGGCTTCCTGGGCATCGGCCAGGACTTGCTGGACGCCAAGGCCCAGCTTGGCAAACGCGGCGGGTGGATGGAATGGCTGGAAAGAATGGGCATCCAACAAAGCTATGCAAACAAATATATGAAGCTCGCCAAGGAAGTGCAGCCCGGCACCTACCTGGCGGATCTGACCTTTACCAAGACCCTGACCCTGCTGGCGGTGCCCGCCGAGGAGCGGGAAGCATTCGCCCAGGAAATCGACGCCGAAAACAAGACGGCGGCGGAAATAAAGCGGCTGATCCTGGAGCGCGACCAGATGAAGCGGGAACGGGACAGCCTGAGCACGGCCGTGGATAACGCCCGGAAAAACGCGGAGGAATGGAAACAGAAATATGAAAACCGCCCGGCCCTGATCCAGCAGGTGGTGGAAACCCCGGACGATTACCAGGCGCTCAAGATGCAGGCCGCCCACCATGAAGCCGAAATGCAGGAAGCCCTGGACGCGGCGGCGGAGGCCGAACAGCGGGCCATGGACGCGGAAACGCGCCTGGCACAGATGCAGATGGCGGAGGGCCAGCGGCCCAAGGGCGAATACAAGCGTTTTGCCGACGCGGTGACGGAATTTTTTATCGCCGCCCAAATGCTGCCCTATCAGCCGCAGCTCCTCAGCGGCGAGGACGGCCCCCGCTACCGGGCGGAAACCCTGCGGGTGCTGAACTGGGCCAATGAAATGCTGGCCGCCCTGGATGGCAGCCCGCTGACGGCGGAGGCGGTGATTGAATGATGCCGGACAATATTGTGGAATTGACCACGCGGCCGGAGGACGGCGCGGCCGCCGCCCTGGCCCGGTTTGAAGCGCAGACCCGGCAGATGGGCGTTTACCTGGAGCAAATGGCGCGGCTGCTGGACGCCACCCAGCGGCGGCTGGGCGAACTGGAAAAGCAGCAGACGGTGGCGACCATTACCCACAAGCAGCAAAAGGCCCTGGTGGCCCACGTCAAGGCGCGGGCCGACGAATTGATAGAAAAGCACGGCCTGGCCCCCGGCGACGGGGCCGCGCTGCGCCGGGCCATTCGCCAGGCCATCCTGCGCCAGTATGGGGTGGACGACTTCCACGACCTCCCGGCCAGCTGCCTGACCATGGCAATGGGAACCATTGACCGATGGACAAGCCTCGCGCTGATCCGCAAGCTGCGCGAGGCCGCCAACGGCTGACCGTGGGCGTGCTGATAAAAGGCGATCCGCGCCGGGGACGCCTTTATACCATGATGGAGATCAGCAAGGCCAGCGGCATTAAGGTGGCGACGCTGCAACGGCGGCGGGCGGTGCTGGGCATCCCCGCCTCCGGGGGCGGCTACACCTACGCCCAGGCCCTGGAGCTGATCCGCAAGCCGGTGCTGCGCAAGGTGACGAACACGGACAACGTGGAGCGCCTGCGCCAGCAGCTAAAAAAGGACGGGATGTTATGAAGCGGGAACAGATCAACGTGATGCGGCGCGGGATCATGTGCTGCATAGAGGCCAACCAGACGCACCATTGCCCGCCCGATTGCCCGTACCACGACGGCGTGATAAACGGCACGCCCACCTATTGCGAGGGCGTGCTGCTGCTGGACGCCAAGGCGTATATCATGCAGCTGGAGCACGTTCTGCGCCTGGCGACGGACAGGAAACCGGCCCGCCTTTTCACCCTGGAGGAGCTGGAATGCTATTGCGGGGCGGCCTGGTTTGAGGTGTGGCTGGAAGCTGACCCGGACGAGGGCGACCCGGAAAGAAAAGAGATATTCCAGGTGGGCGTGTGCAACGGGCACCTGGTGCACCAGGACGGCGATTTTACCGAATTTAGCTGGGTGCAAAAGCAATACAATAAACGGTTTGGGCTGCGGCTGTGGACGCGGCAGCCCAGCGACGCACAAAGGGAGGCAGAGCCATGGAAGGGCTGACCATCGGCAGCGCCGTGGAAGTGAGCCGCATTAACGGCGAGGCCCGGCGCGGGTACATTGTGGACGGGCCGCTGGACTACATGCGGCATATAGGCGACTTTTACCAGATCGGCAGCCGGCCGCCGGAGGCCACCGAGGCCCGGCGGCGCAAGCAGCCGATATTTGGCACATACCTGGGCGCGGATATTCGCCCGCTGATCCTTTAATCACGCCCGGCAAACGCCGGGCCATATGGGCCGCCTGCCGGTGCAGGGGCATGGCTTGCGCCATCGCCATGCCGCCAGGTTCGACACCTGGGCGGCCCAAATATTCCACGCAACTGGTGGCGCGTTTTCCCAGGGCGGACAGGCGTTTGGGCTTGTTTGCTACACCCAATTTTTCTGCGGGGCAAGCGCTGGCCGGAGCAAAACATGGTTTTGCGCAGGGTGGCGGCAGCCGTAGCGGGGAAATAGCGCGCGCTGCATAGCGGGGCGTGCGTGATGGACAGGAGTGACCGGGCTATGGAATGGATAAAAACCTGGTCATTGCAGGGCGGCCGGATCTGCAAGAGGAATACCTGGCGGAGCTGATCGACGACAGCCAGCCGGGCATAAACCCCATTGTGCGGGTCAAGGCGGTGCTGCGCTACCCCATACAACATGCCATATACTGGCCGGACGCGGTTTGTGAAAATTCCCCGATTCCGGCCGGGCTTGTTTGCCGTCTGCCTTTTCTCCGGGCGGCCACGCCGAAGGAGGCCGGGCTTTATTCGGATTACCCCAAAAGCCTGGCGGCGGCCCAGCGGGCGGCCCTGGCGGCGGCGGAAACGGACGGGGAAAGGGAAATCATCCGGCGGCACATGGAGGGGGACTACCGGCGCGGGCGGCTGGCGCGGTTCTATACGGCCAGCGAACTGGAGCAACATATGAAATACAGGGGGCGGAAATCGTGAATTTTATTCGGGGGATGCTTGCCATACAGGACTATGCGGCGCGGCAGGAAATGAGCAGCAACGAACTTTCCTTGATGCTGGCTATATTCCGGGTCTATAACGACCGGCGCTGGCCGCTGGAGCCGCAGCACATCGGCAACAACGAACTATTGAGCCATTGCACCTTCCACGGCTCCGCCCGGGACAAGGTGCTGCGCCAGACCCGGGAACGGCTGCAAGAGCGCGGGCTGATCACCTTTGAAAAGGGCACGCCATACGGCCCCATGCCCCTGTACGAAATCCGCTGGGAGGCCCTGGGCGTGGTGGAGGAAACCCCCGCGGCACAGCCCGCGGAACAGGACAGCGCCCAACACGCGGCCCAAGATACGGCCCAACATAGCGCCCATATGGGAGGTGTGTTTGGGGGCGATAATGATAATAATATTAAAAATATAAACAAAGACCTTAACCAAAACGATGCTGAAACCGTACCCTTTGACCGGGGAACACACACAGCGATAGTGGCGCGCGCGCGCGAGGGCACCTACACCGACCCCGACGGCATGGCGAGGCCTTGTCGGTACGACTGGGGATGGCTGGCAAGCGGCAGGGCCAGGGCGGCGGTGGCCCAGCGAATCATGGACGGCATGACCGGCCCCATGGACGCCGGAGGGCTGCATGGCACCCTTTGCGAGCTGATGGCCCTTGGAATGCCGCCGGAACTGGCGGAGGACTGCGCCGCGCAAGGGCTGGGGGCGCGCCGATTGATGGCGCGGCTCCGGGCGCTTTGTATGCTGCGGGGATGGACAGAAGAGGCGGAACAGCAACGGCAGGCTGCCGAAGCGTTGAGGGGGTGCCGACGTTGCCAATGATACCAACGGCCATTTATCAGCTTTGCGAGGAGAAGCTGGCGGCGCGCTATACGCTGATAAGCCGGGCCAATGATCGCCTAAAGGAAGCCAGGGCGCGGGCCTACACCGTGCAGGGCATGGCCGCAGATCCCAACGGGGGCAGCCACGGCAGCGGCCGGGGCGACGCGCTGGAATGTAAAACCATTGCGGTGCTGGAAGCGGAAACGGGCCTGCGGGCCGCCCTGCGCTGGGACGACGTGATGCACCGCCTTGACCGGCTTTTCCCGCCGGAAAGCAAGGAGGGCACCATTGCCGGGTATCTGTACGGGTGGACGATGCACCGGCCGTTGACGCAGGAGGAGGTTTGCCGGATCTTGGACGTGGAAAGAAAAACCGTGCGGAAATACAGGGACACCGTGGTGATCAACTGCGCCCTGCTGGCAGCGGCCGCCGGGCTGGTGGACATGGAGGAGGGGGGCACATGACAAACGTATCATTGCCCTGTGAACCGGGGCAGACGGTCTATTTGACCTGTTACGGCTTTGTCACCCAGGCAAGGGTGGAAACGGTAAAATTTGAAATGGGCGTGAGATCTTCCGCCCGGTGCTTTGAAACGATAGACAGCATCGGCCAGCGGGAGGTTTTTTTATGGGACGAAATGGGAAAGACCGTCTTTCCCACCCTGGAAGCCGCCGAGGCAGCCATGCGGGAAACGGAGGCGTACAGGGGACATGGAACCGGGATTTTATAACATGGATTGCATGGACGCCATGCGGCAATTTCCAGACAAATTTTTTGACCTGGCCGTAGTTGATCCGCCCTATGGGGACGCGGGGGGGGGTACTGGAAACCCGGACAGCGATTTGGTGGAACCTTCGACAAATACAAAACGGTGGAACCGGTTCGGCCAGCGCTTCGACAGATACAAAACGGCAGCGGGGGGGGGTATTCCGAACCGGGGGAACCTGGGCGGGGAAATACGGCAAAAAAATCATTGCCTGGGATACGGCCCCGGAAAAGGCATACTTTGACGAGCTTTTTCGTGTATCCCAGGCGCAGATTATATGGGGCGGAAACTATTTTGATTTGCCACCCACGCGCTGCTTTCTGATCTGGCGCAAGCTGACAATCAGCGAGGACTTTTCTATGGCTATGTGCGAATACGCCTGGACTTCCTTTAACGATAACGCAAAGGTTTTCGACTGTGCGCCCCAGGGGACGGCCCAGGAGCCGCGCTTCCATCCGACGCAAAAGCCGGTGAAATTGTATAGCTGGATTTTGGACAGGTACGCGAAACCCGGATACAAGATACTGGATACCCACGCGGGCAGCGCCAGCAGCCTGGTGGCCTGTCACCGGGCCGGGCTGCAATACTGGGGATTTGAGATTGACCCCACATATTACGCCAAGGCAAAGGAACGGCTGGACAGGGAAACGGCACAAATGACGCTGTTTGACCTTTAGTTATTCGGAATAATTCCGAATAACTGTTAGCCGCCAATAGTGCGCCCGCGTGAAATGGAAGATTGACAAAAAGGCCGGGACGGCAAAAAAGAACCTTCATTATATACGGATGCGCCGGGCAGGCGGCGGGAAAATACCACTCTTTTAGTGATGGAAGATTCAAGGAGGCACACATGGCACAAATGCAGCCGATCAGGAGCCTGGAAACGGTGAACAGGATCACCCGGACGCTGAGCCTATTGAACGACAACCAGGGCCGCCGCGCTTTTATGCTGTGGCTGGTGGGCATAAGCATGGGAATGCGGATAGGCGACATGGTAGACTTGAAGGTGGGCGACCTGCGCGGGCAAACGGCATACACATACACGCCGCACAAGCAGCGGCACAAAAAGGGCGTGCATCCCATCACGCTGCCGGTGCCCGCCACATTGCGGCAGGCGGTGGAAAACCGATACAAGGACGCGGCCGACGGGGACTGGCTTTTCCCCAGCAGGAAGAAAAACGCCACCAGGACAAAGACGCCGGACAACCCCATGCAGCGGGACAGAAAGAAGCGGGAAAGGGTGAACCCCGGCGCGATCGGCAGGCAGACGGCGCGGGAAACGCTGGTTTTGGCCGCCAAGCTGTGCGGGATCAATGAGCCGATAGGCTGCCATACGCTGCGGAAAACCTTTGGTTATCACTATTACCAAAAGCACCATAACATAGCGATTTTGCAAGAGTGGTTCTATCACGAATCGCCCGCCACGACGCTGCTTTACATCGGCGTGACCTTTGACAATTTCCAGGATATGGTGGACGATTCACCGTTTAGCATGAACGGCGTGCGGCTGTGAAATTGTTAAATCTTATGTACCCTACATTGACACCGAAAACACGGGATGCTATTTTATAATAAATCAATAGGCAAAAGGGCAGCGACCGGAAACCGGGAACGCGGCCCTTTTGACGTTTTGGCAGCCGGTGGTTTTTATCACTCCTACACCGGCGGGAGCGCGGGGCGTCGGCTGGGAAGGACGCCGGGGGAGGGCGGCGCGCATTGCATCAACAGTTTGCAAATGATTTTTATAGCAGCGCGGCATGGAAGCGGTGCCGGAGGGAACTTGTCAAGGCGCGCGGCGGCATGTGTGAACGCTGCTATAAAAAGGGCCTTGTGGTGGTGGGCACAAAGGAGCACCCGCTGGAAGCACATCACAAAATACCGTTGACGCCGGAGAACATAAACGACCCGGCCATAGCCTTGAACCTGGACAACCTGGAGCTGCTTTGCAAGGATTGCCACGAAGAAGAACGCCAGCGGGCGCAGAAGCGGTGGCGAGTGGACGAATACGGCCGCGTCACGGCGCGTTGACATCCCCCCAGTTGCTTTTCCGTCCGCCGCGGCTGTCCAGTCCGGGTGTTACTGCAATTTTTAGCTCCACGGCGCGCATATAGGCCCGTGCGATTGCGCGGGATAGCGCGCGCGAATCGTAATAACCCCCACCCCATGCGAATTATCAAGAGAACGCAGAAAAGGAGGCAAGAACGTGGCAAAAGTCACGGAAAAGGGCGAAATTTCCCGCCTGTCCGCAGTTTATAGCAACCTTCAACCCAAGCAGAAACAGCTTGCGGAGGGCCTGATCGTCCAGGCGGCACGTTTGCGCGTCCGTCTGGATATTCTCAACGCCGATATTACCAAAAACGGCTTGACGGAACTTTTCACTCAGTCCGAAAAGGTGGAGCCGTACAACCGGGAACGCCCGGAGGCCGCGCTGTTCATCAAGCTGGATAAAAACTATCAGGCAATCATTCGGCAGCTTAACGACATGCTGCCGCCCGAAGAGGACGCGGACGATGACGAAATCAGCGAATACCGCAACGGCGTGTGATTCCTGCATCCCCATTGATAACTTTATCCTGGCGTATTACCAGGGCATAGTCAATGGCGGCATTATGGTGGGCTTGTGGGTGCGCAAGCTGTACCAGCGCGTTATCGACGACCTGGAGAACGGCGTCTATACCTTCGACCAGCGCAAGGCCAACAACGCCATACGATTTATTGAGCGCTATATGCACCACAACAAGGGCAAGATGGCTCCCGGCCGCCTTGTCCTTTCTTTATGGCAAAAAGCCGCAATCAGCCTTATTTTCGGCCTGGTGGACGCCGACGGAAACCGGCATTTCCGCCAAGTGGTGATGGTGATTGGCCGCAAGTGCGGCAAGACGCTGCTGGCCGCCGCCATCATGCTGTATATGGTCTATTGCGAATGTGAATTTGGCTCCGAGGTCTATTGCGTGGCACCCAAGCTGGATCAGTCCGATTTGGTGTATTCGGCCTTTAAGTTTGCCGTGGAGCAGGAGCCGTCTTTGAACAAGCGCACCCGGCCCCGCAAAAATGACTTGTATGTGAAGGAGTCCAATACCAGCATCCGCAAGATTGCCTTTAACGAAAAAAAGGCCGACGGCTACAACCCGCAGCTGACCGTCTGCGACGAGGGCTCCAGCTGGCCCGGCGAACGCGGCCTCCGGCAATATGAGGTCATGGTGTCCGGCACCGGCGCGCGCGAACAGCCGCTAACCCTTATGATCACGTCCAGCGGCTACGAGGACGAGGGCATATACGACGAGCTGATCAAGCGCGGCACCGCCTATCTGAACGGCGACAGCCGGGAAACCCGCCTTTTGCCCATCCTGTACATGATCGACGACGTGGCGAAATGGGACGATATCAACGAGCTGCGCAAGTCCCTGCCCGGCCTGGGCGTGTCCGTGTCCGTCCAGTTTATGCTGGACGAAATCAACAGCGCCTATCAGTCCCTCAGCAAAAAGGTGGAATTTATCACCAAATATTGCTGCATCAAGCAGAACAGCAGCCAGGCCTGGATGCGGGCGGAAACCATCATGCGGGCGTGCGGCGATCCCTTGACCCTGGAGCAATTCCGGGGCTGTTATTGCGTCGGCGGCATCGACCTAAGCCAGACCACCGACCTGACAAGCTGCTGCATCGTGGTGGAGCGGGACGGCCAGCTCCATGTAATCAGCCACTTTTTCCTGCCCGCCGCGCGGGTCAAGGACGCCTCGGCGCGGGACGGCCTGCCCTATGAGCTGTACGCCAAGCGCGGCCTGCTCACCCTGTCCGGCACCAATTATGTGCTGTATCAGGATTGTTTCAACTGGTTTGTGTCCCTGATTGAACAGTATAGCATCTATCCCCTGGCCGTGGGCTATGACCGATACGGTGCCAATTATCTGGTGCAGGACATGGAGGCCTATGGCTTCCATTGCCATGAAGTCGGCCAGGGCGAAAACCTGACCGGCATTATCAACGAGACGGAGGGCCGCTTTATGGATGGCACCATCCATATAGGGGACAACGATTTGCTAAAGGTGCATTGCCTGGACAGCGCCCTCAAGATCAACGCGGAAAACAACCGCAAAAAGCTGGTCAAACTGGCCCGCAATTTGCACATTGACGGCATGGCCGCCCTGCTGGACGCCATGTGTATGCGGGCATTTAAACACGACGAAATAGGCGAACAGCTACGGAACGCGGCATGATAAGGAGTTTGTATTATGGGCCTGATTGATATTTTGTTTGGCCGGTTGCGCCAGCCCAAGCTGGGCGGCGTTTGGCAGACGGTGACGGGCTACCAGCCCGTATTTACCACCTGGGACGGCCAGATGTACGAATCCGAGTTAGTCCGCGCCGCCATTGACGCCCTGGCGCGGCACAGCGGCAAGTTGGAGGTCACGGTCACGGGCTCGGCCAATCCCAAGCTGCGCACCCGGCTGCGCTCCCAGCCTAACCCGTTTATGACCTGGTATCAATATCTGTACCGGGTGCGCACCATCCTGGAGTGTCAAAACAATTGTTTCATTGTGCCCATTTACGGCCCGGACGGCCAGGAGATCGAGGGCTTTTTCCCGGTGCTGCCGTCCCATTGCGAAGTCCGGGAAACGGAAAGCGGGGAGCCGTGGCTGCGCTATAACTTTCTTTCCGGCATCCAGGCCGCGCTGCCCTTGGACGAGTGCGGCATTATGACGCGCCACCAATACAAGGACGATTTATTCGGCAGCACAAACAGGGCCTTGGCCGCCACCCTGGATCTGGCGAACATGCAAAAGCAGGGGATCACCGAGGGCATCAAAAACGGGGCCACATTCCGGTTTATGGCGCGCATGACCAACTTTATGAAACCGGAGGACTTGGCAAAGGAACGCAAGCGCTTTAACGCCGACAACCTGCGGGACGAATCCGGCGGCATCCTGCTTTTTCCCAACACCTACGACAATATCAGCCAAATTAAACAGGTGCCCTATAAGGTGGACGCCGAGCAAATGAAGCTGATAAACACCAATGTTTTTAACTACTTCGGCGTCAATGAGGACGTGCTGCAAAATAAGTGTTACGGCGACGCCTGGAGCGCCTTTTACGAGGGCGGCGTGGAAACCTTTGCCATCCAGGCCAGCGAGGTGCACAGCGCCATGACCTACACCGACAAGGAGCGCGGCTGGGGCAATAAGATCATGTTCACCAGCAACCGGCTGCAATACATGACCAACAGCGACAAATTGAACATGGCCGCCATGATGGTGGACAGGGGCGTGTGGAATCGGGACGAGGCCCGCGCCGTGTTTAATATGCCGCCTTTGCCCGACGGCCAGGGCCAGGCTTATATCATCCGGGGCGAATACAAGGACGCCAACGGCAGCGTGAACCGACAGGAAGGGGTGAACGATGATGCCTTATAAACCCAAAGAGCGCATTTACCGCAGCATGGAGCTGATGGCACCGGTGGAAGAGGTGCAATACCACGCGCGGGGCTACGCTTCCACCTTTGAAAAATACCTGCTTTTCCAGGATATTGACGGCCCCGTGTATGAACAGATCGACCGCCACGCCTTTGACCGGGCGGACATGTCGGACGTCATTTTCCAATATGACCACATGGGCCGGGTATATGCCCGCACGTCCAACGGCTCCCTGCTTTTATCGGTGGACGATCACGGGCTATTGACCGAGGCCAACCTGGGCCTGACGCCCAGCAGCCGCGACATATGGGAAGATATAAATGCAAAGCTCATCACCAGGATGAGCTTTTGTTTTACCGTGGCGGACGGCCATTTTGACCCGTCCACAAACACGTCCTTTATTTACGCCATCGACAAGGTTTTTGACGTTTCCGCTGTTTCAATTCCGGCCAACCCCGGAACTGACATAGAGGCCCGTTGCGCGTATGACGGAGCGATTATGCGCGCCCGCGCGGAGAGACGCGGCAAAATTCGGCGCTTGAAATCCATTATCACCATCAACGACCTATTGGGAGGTAGACAACATGCCTAAAAAGTACACCCGCGCCAAGGCCATGGCCCGCCTGCGCAAGCTGCGCGAAATGCTGGACGAGCCCGACGCCGACCTGGAAGCCATCGAGGCCGAAATTTCCGAAATTGAAACGGCCCTTGAAAACCTGGAGGACGCAGCCGAAGGGCTGGCCGACGCCGCCGAAGGTGACGGCCAGGAAGAACAGCGCGACACCCAGGAAGAGGAACAGGACGACGAAGAGGGAGACGGCCAGGACGGCGACCGCGAGGAGCGCGACAGCCAGGCCCGCCGCCGCGCCCAGCTCCGCGCCCGCATGGCCGCCGGTGCCGCTGGCATCGTGACCCGTAATTTCAAAGATTTGGAGGGTAGCCCCGTGAAAACCATTTACACCATCGAATCCCCCGAATACCGCACCGGCCTGCTCAAGAAGCTGCTGGGCCAGGACATGACCCGCCAGGAGCGCGACGCCGTTTCCTATGTGGCGACCACCGGCGACGCCACCAACGGCGCGGCCAACGTGCTGCCCCGCCAGATGCTTGACAGCATTTGGGATCTGATCGAGGAGCAGCACGCTATCCTGGGCGATATTACCCTGTACCGCACCGGCACCATTATGGAAATCGCCGTGCGCACCGCCATCACCCAGGGCGACGCCGCCACCGTCAACGAGAACGCCGCCAACGACGACGAAATCAATAACTTCATCAAGGTCACGCTGTCCGGCAAGGACTTCTCCAAGCATGTGGAGCTGACCTATGCCATGGCGAAAATGAGCCTGGACGCCTTTGAGGGCTTCCTGGTGTCCGAAATCGCCGACCGCATGGGCGCGGCCCTGGCCGCCGACGTGGTGGCGCAGATCAACACCGACTACGCCAGCGCCACCAACGCCATCAACAGCGCCGCCGTCAAAAAGCTGGCCTTTACCGACGTAGCCGCCGCCATGGCCGTGCTGGAAAACGCCAAGGGTCAGTGCGTCGTGTACGCCAAGCGCGCCACCATCTACAATTACCTGGTGGGCATGGTGGACACCACCGGCCGCCCCATTTTCCAGGTCAACGCCCAGGAGGGCCAGGAGGGTGCCCTGATCGGCTGCCCCGTCAAGGTGGAGGACGCCGTGGCCGCCAACGTGCTGCTGATCGGCTACCCGCAGCAGGTGGCTGGCAACATGATCCAGGACATCATGGTGGAAAGCGACAAGGACATTAAAAAGCATGTGATCGTCCATAGCGGCTATGCGCGCTTTGAGTGCAAGCTGGTCGCCCCCAAGGCCTTTGCCAAGCTGACCGTCAAGCAGTCCTAATGGGAGGATAACCGGCAATGCTTGAAAAAGTAAGACTTGCGCTGCATATCACCTCGCAGGCCTTTGACGCCGATCTGGAGGATCTGATCGACGCGGCGCTTGCTGACTTGGGCCTTGCCGGGGTACACAGCGAGCTGACCACCGACCCGCTGATCACGCGGGCGGTGGTTACTTTTTGCCGTTTTCACTTCGGCAGCCCGCCGGACTATGACCGGCTCAAAAAGTCCTACGACGAACAAAAGGCGCAGCTTATGACGGCCACCGGCTACACCGACTGGAGGGAATGACATGCAGAAATATGACACCATCCTTTTGGTGGCCGATTCCCCGGCCGCGCGCGGCGTCCATGACGAACACGACCAGCAGACCCGCGCCGTGTTTTGCTGCATCAAGTCTGTGGGCCGCCGGGAGGCATACGAAGCCATGGGCCACGGCAAGCACCCGGAATATGTGTTTGAGCTGTCCCACGGCTTTGAATACCAGGGCGAAAAGCGCGCCATATACAACGGCGTCACCTACGACATTATGCGCAGCTATGAAACGGAGGCCGACGCCGTGGAGCTGATTGCGGAAAGGGTGGCCGGTTTATGAGCGACCGCACGACCGAGTTTGACGAACTGGTTTTTGAACTGACGGCCTCCGGCATCCCCTTTGCCGAGGACGGCTGGGACGATAAGCCCATGCCGCCCTATGGCGTGTACGCCATCGACGGCAGCGCCTCCACCCTTTGGGCTGGGGATCAGCTGGTGGAGCGCGCCTATCAGGGCACGGTTGACCTTTTCACCAAGGGCCGCGGCCGCACCGCCAAGGCCAAGGTGGAAAGGGCGCTGCGCGCGTCCGGCGTCGCCTGGCGGTTCAATTCCCAACAATACGAAGAGGGCACCCGGCTCATGCACTTTGAATGGGTGTTCGAGGTGGACGATGAGGATTGAAATGACCGGCGCGGCGGACGTAATGAAAAAGCTATCCGACCTGGGCAAGGCAGGGGACGACATATGCTCCCGGGCCTTGTATGACGGCATGAGCGCCACCGCCGACGCCCTGGCGGCCGCCGTGGAAGGATTGCCGACGGAGCCCTTTCACCCGCTGCCCGGCGCGCCAAACGGCACAGAGCCCTTGAACGTCTTAACCGAGGACGACAAGGCCGACCTGCTGGGCGGCATCGGCATAGCCAAGTTTGAGCGCCCCGGCGACGGGGCCAACAGCGTGGCGAGCTTTGACGGGTACAGCCGCCACAAGAGCAAGCGCTTTCCCAAGGGCGTGCCGCTGGTGGTGATCGCCCGCAGCATAGAAAGCGGCAGCAGCACCCGCAAAAAAATCCCCTTTGTCCGCCGCGCTGCCAACGGGGTCAAGTCCCAGGTACAGCAGGCCATGGAAAACAAGGTGCGCGAGTGCGTGGACACCTATTGGCAGACCGGCAGCCTGCCGCCCTACGGCGGCGGCACCGGCAGCGAAAACGGAAAGGGCATCCACAAGATAACGAACAAGTAAACCACGGCCCGCTGCGGCCCGTATGGGACGCATAAGGGCTATGCAGCCGACAAAACGAAGAAGGAGGGAGCGCGGACGCCCGCAAGGGCGGACATGCGCAGAGACAAATATGGCTTTTATCGGCATCCGCCACCTGGTCGTGGCGAAAATCGCAACCGAAACCCCCGGCACCGGCCTCACCTATGAGGCGGGCAAGGTCATGGGTGAGCCCATCCGGGCCAACGTGACCATTACCAGGGGCACCAATCCCTTGTATGCTGGCGACCGTGAAGTGGAAAACGAAAACGGCATCACCGGCATTTCCACCGAGGTGGAAGCGGACGACCTGACCGACGAGGTGCGCGTCTACGCCCTGGGCGACGAAGAGGTGGACGGCGACGAGGGCACCTACCGCCAGACCGACGAGGCGGCCCCGTATGTGGGCTATGGCTACATTCGCGTGCGCAAGCGCCGGGGCGTGCGGTATTTCCAGGGCGTGTGGAATCACAAGGCCCAGTTTGGTGAAAACAGCGAAACCACCACCACCAGGGGCGAAAATACGGAATGGCAGACCCCCACCGTCGTGGCGCGGGGCCAGGGCGTTTTTCTGGACAATTCCGGCAAAATCTCCTGGCGTGACCGCCACACCTTCGAGACGGAAAGCGAGGCGGCCGCCTGGCTGGACGCCAAGGCGAATATCACCGCCACCACCGGCAGCACCGGCACCGGCAGCACCGGCACCGGCAGCACCGGCACCGGCAGCACCGGCACCGGTAGCACCGGCACCGGCGGCACCGGCACCGGCGGCTGATCGGGAACCCATGCGCCCGTCCAATTCGGAATTATTCCGAATTGGGCGGGCTATTAACGAATAGGAGTGATCTTTATGACCATCAAAATCGGCGGGAAAAAGATACAGCTTATCTATACCCTGGACACCATGGACAGGGTGCAGGCCATGAACGGCGGCGACGCCCTGGACGTGCGCGGCCTGGCGGAGAAAATGAGCGACCGCACTTTCCTGGTGCGGCTGCTGGTGGAAATGGCAAAGGAAGCCAACGTGCAGGTGCCCGATGAAAAGTGGCTCAAGGGCCATATCTACCCCGGCCAGCTTCCCAGGCTGCAAATTGCCATCATGGAAACCATCACCGAGGCCATGAAAATGGAAACCCTGGACGGCGACGATGACGACGAAGAAGTGGACGAAATCCTGGAAGAGCTCAAAAAAAAAGAAACGACGGGCGGCTGACCTACCGCACCGTGGCCTCCTATGGCCTGATTGCCGGGCTGGACTGGCGGGAAATGCACCGCCTGACGCCCGGCCTGATCTGTGACCTTTTCATACTGCGCCAGCGCTATGACGACCAGCAGCACGGCATTAAGCGCGTCAAGGTGAACGCTTGCGCGGATTGACCCCATTTTGATATTTGCTTACGCGCTCTGCGGGCAGAAAGGAGCGCATAATGGCAAAAAACGGCGATATTGGCATCAAGGTAAACGCTGAGGGCACGGCGGAATTTTCCCGGAAAATGAAGGAAGCCGCCGATTCCATCAAGGTGCTGGACAGCGAACAGAAGTTAGCCGAGGCGCAATTCAAGGCCACCGGCGACGCCCAGCAGTATGCGGCGGACAAGGCCCGTATCCTCAAGGAAAAGATGGCCGAGCAGCAAAAGGCCGTGGACGCCGCCCAGGCCGCCGTGGACAAGCTGAAGGAAAAAGGCATAGACCCCAACAGCAAGGCCATGCAGACCTGGAACACCCGGCTGAACACGGCCAAAACCCGCCTGGTCAACATGCAGGCCGAGCTCAACAAGAACGAAACGGAGCTGGGCGAACAGCAGCAGGCCGTGGAGGGCGTGTCCGGGGCTTTTGACGATCTGGGCGAAACGGCGGAAAGCATCGACAAAAGCATAAAGCTGGAGCAGGCCATCCAGGCCGTTGAATCCATGCGGCAAAAGCTGGCGGACGCGCTGACCAAGGCCAAGGAATTTGCCGAATGGCTGTATAACAGCGAAACCGAGGCGGCCAAGTGGGCCGACGACCTGGCGACCGCTGCCAGCCAGGCGGGCATTGACCCGGAAACCTATCAAAGCTGGATGTACGCCAGCCAGTTTATTGATACCGAGGTATCGGCCATCATTTCCCACCGGGAAAAGCTGACCCAACGGCTGACCAGCAGCAGCGAGGAGGACGCCAAGGCGTTTAATAACCTGGGCGTCGTGACCAGGCAAAGCAACGGCGACGTGCGGGACGCCACCGAGGTGTTTTGGGATTGCGTGGACGCCCTGAGCCGGATCAAAGACCCGACGGAGCGCGCCGCCAAGGCCCAGGATATTTTCGGCAATAGCTGGCGCGACCTGCAACCGCTGATTGAAGCGGGGAGCCAGGCATACAAAGACCTGGCCGAAGAGGGCCGCCAGGTGGCCGTGGTGTCCCAGGAAAACGTGGACAAGCTGGGCGCGCTGGACGACAGCCACAACCGCGTTGTGGCCGCCATGGGCAAAACGGAGCACACCTTGCTGGCCCAGCTTGCCCCGGCCTTTACACAATTAAATGATTCCGTGGCGGCGGCGCTGACCCGCTTTAACGAGTGGGCGGAAAGCCCGCAGGGCCAGGAGGCCCTGCAAAAGCTGGGCGACGCTGCGGTGGCCCTGGTGGACAGCCTGACCGGCAAGGACTTTGAGGGCTGGGTGGATAAGGCCACCGGGGCCGTGGAAGGGCTGACCGGCGCGCTGGACTGGCTCAGGGAAAACGGCGACACCGTGACCACCGTTCTCCTGGGCATGGGTGGCGCTTGGGCCGGGCTGACCGTGACCAAGGAAGTGCTGGAATTTGTGCGCCTGCTGCGCCTGGTGCCCTGGAGCCGTATCGGCAGCATGGGCGGCGGCGCGGGCGCGGTAAACGCCGCCAAGTCCGCCGTGGAAAGCGCCGCGGCAAACAGCGGGGTGGCGGATACCGCCTCCGACGTTGCCAAGGTGGCGGGCGGCAGTTGGATCACCCGCGCGTTAGCTGGCCTGGCGAAAAAGGCCGAGGTGGCCGCCCTGGCCGACGCCGCCGTGGAAAGCGGCAAACTCATGGTGGAGGAGGTCAAAGAGCAGGGCACCCTGCTGGGCATCGGCCAGCGGGACGAAAACGGCGACATTGACCTGGGCGGTATCAAGATCGACACCGAGGCCGCCAAGGAAATGGGCCAGGCCATCGTGGAGCCGTACAAGCAGGCGTTTGCGGATATTAAGCGCTTGCTGGGCATCCGGGAGGACAGCCCCACAAAGGAAACCGGCAAGGCCGTATATGACGCCATAGCCGCCGCCGTGGCGGAGGGCATGGATGCCGCCGAATTTACAAAGCAGCAATTCGGCAACGAGGACATGGGCAAGCGCTACGCCAGCACCATGGACTTTATCGACCGCATGACGGCCCAGGGCCGCAAGGTGGACAAAGAGGGCACCCTTGACATTCTTTTTGAATCCCTGGGCAAAATGGCCGAGGAACAGGCCGAAAAGATGGAAGAGGCGGGCCAGCAGGCCGGGGAAAACTTTAAAAAAGGCATAGAAGAAAACGCCCAGGACGCCGTGGACGCGGTGGGGGGCATGGCCGAGGACGCCACCCAGGAAGTGGAGCAGGAAATGTCTTTCCTGGAGGTGATCGGCGAAAACGCCGCCGTGGGCCTGGCAAACGGCATCAACGCCCGCGCCCAGGACGCCATCAACGCGGCGTCCGCCTTGGCCCAGGCCGTGGCCGCCACCATGAAAAGCGCCTTGCAGATTGCCAGCCCGTCCAAGGTCATGGCAAGGCTGGGCGGCTTTGTGGCCCAGGGCTTTGCCCAGGGCATGGAGGATCAGATCAGCGCCGTGGAGCGGGCCACCAATCGCATGGTGGAAACCACCACCCGCGCGCCGGTGCCCGCGCGCCCGGCGGCTGCGCCCGGCCGGGAGGGCGGCGGCGATATAAACGCCTATATCGTCATGGACAAGCAGGTGGTGGGCCAGCTGGTGGCCCCCGCCGTGGACGGCTATATCGGCGCGCAGATGCAGACGAGGAGGTGAGGATGTGCTGCCGCTTAACGCATGGCTGAATAACGTATCCCTGCAAGGCCTGGACGGCCGCATTTTGGTGCAGAACATCCCCGACAACGCGCCGCAGACCGAGCTCCTGTACGGCGACAACCCCGGCCGCAGCGGCCAGCGCTGGCTGGCCCGCCGCCGGGTCAATCGCCGGGTGTCGGTGGTGTTTGCCATCCGGGAGCTGCGCGACCTGGCCGCCCGCGCCGCCATCCTGGACAAGGTGAACGGCTGGGCGCAGGACGGCGTTTTGCAGATCAGCAACCGCCCCGGCCAGCAGCTCCGCGTCCTGTGCGCGGGCCGGGCCGCCATGATGACGCCCCGCGACTACCGGGAAGAATTTACAATTGACTTTGACGCCGCCGCGTCCCCGTTCTGGGAGGATAGGGTGGCGCAAATGCTGACCCTGACCGGCACCGGCGGCAGCGGCAGCATACTGAACCGGGGGACGGCGGACGCCCTGGCCGCCGTCACCGTGACGCCCACGGACGGCACCCTGCAAACCCTGACCATCACCCTGGGCGCGCACCATTTCACCCTGTCCGAGCTGAACGTGGCCCAGGGTGTGCCGCTGCTGATCGGCTACGACGAGCGCGGCTATCTGTATATCAAAACGTCGGCGGCCAGCCTGCTGGCCTGCCGCAGCGACCAAAGCACCGACGACCTGATGGCCGCGCCGGGCTACAATGAGGTATCCTTTACGGCCAGCACGGCCTGCCAGGTGGAAACGGAGGTGCGGGGAACATGGCTGTAAGATTGCCGCGCCTGCTGGATGCCAACCGGCGGGAGGTGTGCCGCCTGATGCCCACGGCCCTGTCCTTGCAGCTCCAGCTCAACGCCGCCAGCACGGCCACCATGACGCTGGATCTGCGCGGCCCTTTGCCCGCTATGCACAGTTGGGTGGAGATCTACACCGCCAAGGGCAGCGCCGGGCTGTACCGCGTCACCAACACCGCCCACCAGGCGCGCCGGGAGCGCACCTATACGCTGCTCCATGGCATCGACACCCTGAGCGATTGCGTGTGGGCTGCGCAGACCGATTACACCGGCACCGCCGAGGGCTACCTGCGCGCCCTGCTGGCCTGCCAAAAGGCGGTATATTGGCAGCTTGGCACCTGCCAGGACACCGGCCAATGGAAGAAAACCGGCATCAATTACGACAAGGCCAGCGACCTGCTGACAGAGTTTGTGGGCGACCGTCACGGCTATTATATGGCCTATGACTTCACCACCTGGCCCTGGACGCTGCATTGGCTGCGCCTGCCGGACACGGTCAGCGCGGAATGGCGGGTGAGCCGCAATATCCACAGTTGCACCGTGACCCGCAACGACGCCGACCTGTGCACCCGGCTGTATTTCTGCGTCACCAGCACCAGCGACGTGGGCCAGGACGGCAGCGGGGGCGGCGCCACCACCGCCGTGCAGATCATCGACAACGCGGCGGCCCAGGCCCTATACGGCATCATAGAAAAGACCGCCACCGTGGACACCGCCGACGTGGCGGACACGGCGGCGTGGGCCGCGCAGTTTATGGCCGACCACGGGGAGCCCGCCGTGCAGATCACCGTGGACGGGTACGAGCTGGCCCGCCAGACCGGCGACCCCTGGGACAGCTTCGACCTGGGCAAACTGACCCGGTGCGCCCTGGTGGACGACGGGATCACCGTCAACGAGCGCGTGGTGGGCGTCAACTATCCCGACGTGCTGGGGGAGCCCGAGCATGTGGTGGTGGATCTTGCCAACCGCCTGCCCAAGTTTTCGGATACCATTGCCAGCGCGTCCAAGACGGCGGCCTCCGCCAGCGCCACGGCGAAAAGCGCCAGCCGCAGCGGCGGCGGCACGGCCAAGAAATTGGATCATTGGGCCATGGTGGTGTCCAAGCAGCAGGAAGCCCTGGACGGCACCGGCCTGACCGACCTATGGGAAACCGGCATCGAGCTTGACCCCCAGACCGGCGCGCGGCTGTATAGCCTGTATCAAGGCCTGTCCAGCAACCTGGCCGAGCTGCGGGTGCATAATAACGAAATCAGCACTCTGGTCACGAAAACCGGCATCAACAGCTTGGGCCAGGCCGAAACCCTATACACCAAACTAAGCCAGACGGACACCGACCTGCGCGGGGAAATCCGCCGCGCCGAGGGCGCGGAGGATGACCTGGCCGCCCTGATCCAGGCCAACGCGGATAATATCAGCGCGGCCCTGGGCGACATTGAAGAAGTGGACGGCCGGGTGCAATCCATCGAGGGCAGCACCCTTTGGATGAACCGCGACAGCGTGACCGCCGCCACCGGCAAGCTGGTGGTGGACGATCAGGGCAACCTGCATGTGGTGGACGGCTCCAACCTGTACCTGGGCACCGGCCAGGCCAGCATGGGCGTATATACCGACGGCAGCCTGACGGCGGGAATCATCGTTGACAAGATCAACAACGGCTCCGTGAATATCCAGGGCTCCCGCGTCAACGTGACGGCCACCGACCGCGCCACCTGGGGCGTGTACGATAACGACACGCTCACCGCTGGCATCATCGTGGACAAGATCAACGGCGGATCCGCCACCATTGCGGCCTCCAAGGTCAACTTGACCGGCTACCTGTTCGTGGGCAATTCCGGCAACTTCTCCGGCTCCTTGCATTCCACAGACGGCAATATTACCGCCCACGGCCAAATCGGCGGCGCGTCCCTGTCCGGCCAATACATCACCCTGGACGGGGAACAGTTGACCAGCTATACCTTGTCCTTTATGTCCAACCTTTGGACGGTAGCCAGCGACGGAAATATAGACCTGGCGCACTATCACGATATAGAAGTTACCGAAGATAACGGCGTGATCACCATCACCCAGGGCGCGGCGCAGAGCACGCCGGGCAGCGATTCTTTTAATATCGCCGACACACAATTTTACAAGGACGCGGTGGCGTCGGCGGAGACAAGAGGCCAGAACAGCGTCCACGTCAACAAACTGTGGGACGAGAATGTTTGCACCTGTATTCCCAGCGCAGGCACCGGCCTGGGCGCTACGATCACCATTGACAAGACGATCGGCACGCCCACACAGCAGACCCCGAACCTGTACCCGATCACCATTAAGGACGGCACCACGTCGGTGCTGACCTTCACGGTGGACGCATCGGCCAGATACAACGCGGGGGAAACCGCAGGCTATACGGACGGATATTCCGATGGCGTCAATGACGGATACGCCACGGGCGCGGCCAGCGTGACCATTAGCTCTGTGACCGGCACACCGGGCTCGGCGGATGCTAACCATATAATCCCCGTGACCTTGTCCGCTACGGCCAGCAATAGCGAAACCGGCTCCGGCTCTGTAAACGTGGATGCATCCGGCGTTTATAGCGCCGGGGAATCCGCGGGCTATACGAACGGATATTCCGATGGCGTCAATGACGGCTACGCCACGGGCTATGCGGCCGGTGTGCGCGACGGCTCCACAACGATTATAAATCCCACGGTTACTGCCTGCTATGTCAGCAATTTTGTGGTTGGCAATGTGGCGAAAAGGTCTAACGGTTATTTTGTGTCGGGCAGTATTTGGATAACAATTGATTATTCCGACGGAACCCACGGCTATTATGGCCCGTACAGCAAGAGCGACACATACGAAACATAAAGGAGGTACACCATGAATCCCACCACCGAATTGGCCCAGGTGATCGACACCCTGGCCGCCCTGCGTCCCCGCGTGGATCAGACCAACGATATTACCCTGCCCGTCATTAACTGTATCAATCGCCTGGTGGCGGTGCGCAAGGTGCTGGTATCCCAGCAGGAGGAAAAGGAAGAGCAGGAGGAAAAGAAGGATGCCGACGCTCACGACCAGTAAAGGCCAGACGTTTGAGGTGGAATACGCCTGGGCACCCGCGCCGGACGGCGGCTGCCATATCCAATTGCGGGACGCCCGGCGCACCCACCAAATAGCGGCGGACTTTGACGGCTGCCAAACCCTGACATACACCGACCCCGTGGACGGGGAACGGGTGTTTTCCGGCTACACGGCGGTGCGGCAAATTACCCGGTTCGATAACGGGCGCACCACCGTGCGGCTGAAAAAGGAGGAGTAAAGCATGGCCCATTTTGAAACCTGGTACAAAACCGACTTGCAGCGCACCCCGCAGGTGCAGGCCATCATGGGGAACACCTTCACCCAGGACAACCTGGGCAACCTGATGGGCGCGGTGGTGACGGACGGCGGGGAGCCGGTCGCCCTGACCGGCACCGCCACCGGCTATGTGATCCGCCCGGACGGCAACACGGTGGTGATCACCGGCACGGTGGACGGCGACCGGGCATATATCATTTTGCCGGAGGCCGCCTACGCGGTGCCCGGCATGATCACCGTGACCCTGCGCCTGGTGGACGGCAGCGCCAAAACCGTGCTGGCCGCCTGGGCCGTCAACGTGCAGCGCAGCGCCTCCGGGGATATCATTGACCCCGGCCATGTGGTACCCAGCCTGGACGAATTGCTGGCCCAGATCGACGCCATGGAGCAGGGCACCGACGCCGCCAATCAGGCGGCCAGCGCGGCCAATACGGCCGCCACCAACGCCAACGACAAGGCCACCCTGGCCGACCAAAAGGCCGCCCTGGCAAACACCGCCGCCACCAACGCCAACGACAAGGCCGCCCTGGCCGACCAAAAGGCCACCCTGGCGAACACCGCCGCCACCAACGCCAACGACAAGGCCACCCTGGCCGACCAAAAGGCCACCCTGGCAAACACCGCCGCCGAGGCCGCCGATCAGGCCGCGGATGCCGCCACGGACGCGGCCACGGCCGCCAACGACGCCGCCGACCAGGTGGCCGAGGTGCTGCAAACCGGCGTCCTGGTGGACGAGGACGGCCTGTTTTATGTGATTACAAAGGAGGACTAAACCATGGCAAAAACACCCGTTGTCAATGCGCAGCTTGACCGCATTGCGGAGGCTGCCGACCTGATCGCCATTGCCCACGCCGGGAGCATTGACGTTCTCACCGAAAAAGGCATCCGGCAGATTGTGCGGGCGGGCCTTGCTAACAAGGTCTTTGCTTATGGCGACCAGATCAGCCAAAAATGGAAGCAGGACGACACGCACGAGTACGATTACGACCAAGACGTGGTGGCCTTCCTGGAGGCCGTCAACGCCCAGGGCGAAACGGTGCCCGGCCTTTGGCTTCAAAGCCATTGGGGCCTGCCGGGCGTACAGTTTGACGCCAGCGAGGCCATTTGGTACTGCGCCGAAGAATTGCCCGCGGGAACGTACCATTTCACCATCGGCAATAACTGGGGTACCCATTGCGTGGCCGGTAAGGTGTATCAGTTTACGCTGGAGCAGGCCTTGGCCGTGGGCGGTCAGATCGTCATTGGCACCGCGTCCAGCTTTTACACCTGGGGCGCGCCGGATGTGGCCCCGGCCAACTGGCGCGTTTATACCTTTGCCAATGCCAAGAGCGTGACGCCCATAGAGGGGCCGCTGGCGTTGACTGAGGGCGACGGCGGCACCGACCTGGGCAGCCTGTCCAGCTCCACCAAATACGGCAGCACCGGGCTAAACAACATGCAGCGCGCCGCATATGGCTATAACCGCTGGAGCCAGTCCGGCATCCGGCAATGGCTGAACAGCGACAAGCCCGCCGGGGCATGGTGGGAGCCGCAAAATGTATATGATCGCCCCCCGCAGCAATTGGCAACTTTGCGCGGCTTTATGGCGGGGCTTCCTGCCGACTTCCTGGAAATCGTGCAGCCTGTCAAAGTGGTTACGGCCCTTAATACCGTGTCGGACAGCGATATTGGCACCAGCGAAATCACGTTTGACCGCTTTTTCCTGCCGTCCTTGGAGCAGGAATACATTGCGCCGCAATTGGCTGGCGTGGAGGGTGCCTATTGGCCGTACTGGAAGGAACGCCTCGGCCTGTCCAGCCCGCAGGTCCAGGGCGGCGACGGCACCAATGCAAACCATATCCGCTATGCCATCGAAAACCACACCAGCGCCCAGACCGTGCGCCTGCGCTCGGCCAATCGCGGCAATGCCAACTACGTGTGGTATGTCCACACGGCGGGCTACGCCTACAGCAGCAACGCCACGACCGCGTCTCGCCCGGCCCCGGCTTGCGTCATCTGCTAATCCGCCATCCCGGCCCGCAAGGGCCGGGAAATACTTTGCACAGGAGTTATTATGGCCGTACCTGAACCGATCAGAAAC